GCAGAACTGCAAAATCAATTCTGGTTTAATAATTTAGATATGAAAGAATATTGTGTCAGATATGATGCTATTGAGAAACGAATCAGTGAACTAGAAAATGAAGCGAGAAGAAACACAATCTGGCAAAAAATTAAAGTTTTTGCAAGAAAACAGAAGAAAAAACTTAGTGAGATTATTACTTGATGTTGAACTTCGTGGAGTGGATCATAAAATTTATATAACTAAAGATTCAAGAGCAGACTTAACTGTTAATGATGGGAACTGGATCAATGACCATATCAGGACTGCAATTGTAAAACATAATTATGAGATAAATAAAATACCAAAATTACAGGTAAAAGATTTTACCGCCAAAGAAATTAAAGCTTACGAAAATTCAAAATGCCAGTAGGACAAAAATTTAAAATCAACCAATTCGTAAAAAGAAACCATACTATCGGACATTCTGCTGGAAAATATAAGCAGCATGTTGGAACAGTAAAAGAGGCTTTGACTAGAAAAAATAAATTAGGAGTTGATCAGTATTATTACAAAGTTTTCTGGGAGGATGGAAGATCATCTGAACACGCTCAACATAGTTTGAAGTCTGTCTCGTAAAGTTTTTTTTGTCTTATATTTTTTCTTTCTAAGTTTTTCTTTTTTCATTTGTCTCATCACATTTAAAGCTTCTAATTCTGCTAATCGTCCTAACATACCAGCCAAAAATACATCTTGTTTCATCTGATATCTAATTAGATGTATGCAATATTTTTTTACCTCATCAAAGTTTTTACTGTTCATAACTTCTCTGCATCTCATCTCAACAGATAATTCCAGTTCTGGTGGTGGTGTTTCAAGTTCTATATTGAAAAAACTTTCTTGTGTCATTTAACTGGAAATAATTTTTCTTCAATCATCTTTACGATTGCATCATCTATATCGTTATCAGATCTGGCAACCAAATCTTTTAAAAGAGATAAGGCAGCTTTACGTAAGGATTCAGATTTACCAAACTTGATAAATAATCCGATAAAAAATTTAGACATAATTTTTTGTGTTACTTTCCAAACATACCAATATTTGCTATTTTTGGCTAACTACCTATATTAGCTTTAAAACGCTATCTCCTCACACATTTAGGTAGTTAACTTTTATGGAAGATCAAGAACCAAGCAAAGTAGAAACTGTTGTTAAAATTTGTATTTTGATTTGGTCGGCCACATTATTAAGTCTTTCTTACTATGAGCCAGCAGACGGCAAAAAAATTGTAGATTTTGACCCGACATTTATTGCAAGTATTTTTTCAGCTTCTACCGCTTCGCTGGGTTTATCCATCAAAGGTAATAGAAATAACAACAAAAAAGACGTTATAGTGGATAATAAGAACAATAATGTGGGTATTAAATGAAAAAACTGCTACTTATTGCCTGTTTTATGCTCCCTTCAGCCGCTTTTGCTAATTTGACTCACTCTATTTCAAGTTCTGTAAAATTAGAAAGTTTGTCAGCAGCAACTTCAGCCGACAAAATTGGGTCATCTTATAGTATTAGTGGCAACAACGTCACAACTGTAGATTCAAATTCAGCGGCAACAATCGGGGGGTTTGGTTCTACAAGCTCAGGAATCCCCTCTATTTCGTTTCCTTCAGCTAGTCAGGCAGTAAGCGGAGAGGCTTTTTCGTTTAGTACTAGCTACCTAGAAGGTGATCAGACAAGTGGATCAGCCCCAACGGTAGGAACAGTTGGTAATTTTAGTGACCTTACCTCTACAAGTGCTGGTTCAGTAGGCACAGCAGCTGTTACCTTAGATAATCACACCATGACGCTTACAGGTGGAACAGGAACAGGAGTTGTCCTTACTGGTCAATTTGTAACTGACTTAACTATTGATTGATGTGGAAATATCTGCCTTTTATATTTTTCATTAGTCCAGTTTATGCTCAAACTGTAGTCCCCAACTTTAATTCTGCTACTAGCACTTCTCGCAGTGTAACCACTAATAATTTGACTGAGCAAATAAGGGAGGTTCGCTATAATTCGGGATATACCTACAGTGTTACTGGTTCTGGTATCTCATGCGGCAACTGTGATTCAATATCCATGCCAAATGCCACAGTGACAGAAACCATCAATGGAACTACCTACGAATGGACAGGCTTGAACATGGATCAAAAACCTCAATGGCAGCAAACCACTCAAGGCAACGCTTTTCAATTTTCGGAGTTTTACAAAGGTCCATCATTAGAAAGCGTTATAGATATAACAAGGCAAGTGACCTCAGAGGTTGTAACAGATACTACTATTATTTTTTCCAACTGATAACCCTTTTTTCTTGTCTGCCTAGTTATGCCAATCAAAGTACAATAGCTAATCCCCAATCGAATACAAGCTCATCAGTATCGAATTTTGCCACTCAGGTTTTAACAGGGCCAATGACAGAAAATACTTATGGAAATGGTATTAAGTGTTCTGGAGCTACATTATCAATAAGCCCCTTCGCAACAACTTCGGTTGCAGTAAAACGTCCTCAAGACTACATTTTCCGTACGCCAGTCTACAACGAAGCAACAGACTCAGATGGCAACCTCACAAATGCGGGTGAGATTCTCTACTACAGAGAAAACTACAGCGGCAACAAAGATTCTACTTCTTTTAATTTTGGGATAGCTGCCACAATATCTGTACCTCTTGATAAGCGTTTTCAAAATGCTTGCCTCAATAGTGCGACTACTCAAGAAAAGATAATGCGGCAAAAATTATCTACAGCCCGATTGAATTATGAGCTTGCAAGATTAAAAAACTGCCATGAGCTTAGGGTTATTGGTGCTGAATATGCCCCTGACAGTCCTTACTTCGGTCTTTGTGAAGATATAGTAAGTAAACCTAAAATGAACCAAGTTATACCTCATACACACAAAATTGAGCTAAATAAGTAAATTTATTCCACTCAGAATCGCCTGTAAGGGGCTTGTAGTTTTGCTTGCTTATGTTTATGCCTTTGATTTGTCCTTAGATTTAGTTAAACGCTTAATGGCTGTCTTAACAAGGTTTTTGAGAAGAT